AACAGCCTGCGCTCGCCACTAGCAATATCAGCACGCAGCTTGTCTTCTTTAGCCTTTGCAACATTGTTTGCCTTTCTTAATGTCTGCCCATAAGTCTGCGCCACTTGCGCCATTGCCTGCTCAGTCTCCCTCGCCTTGGCATTTAACGCCGCAATCTCAACTTGCTGGCGCGTGTACTCGTCATGCTCACCCTTGAAGTATCCACCGCCAAATGATGACAGCACCGCCATCACGATACCAAGGATCACCCAAGGATTAAATAGGCTCACGATTCAGCCTTGCCTCGGACATAGGCTTGCGCGGCCATGAATGCCACCACAATCGTTCCCATTGCGGCGCAGTAAGTAGTTGTCAACCCGCTTAACGCATTGACCTTTTCTAAGGTAACAAGGCTAGAGGCCATGAAAGCAATCAAGGCTGGCGGCGCACCAAGTGCAGCCCAAGCCATAACGCGCTGCTGGTCGGCCATTTTGTCCATGTTCTCAATGGTGATCATTCGCTCTGATCTAGCCAACTCAGCATCAGTGACCACGCCATCATGGTCAGTATCAAATTGGTTGTAGGCTGAATCTTTCTCTAATTGCTTACTCATTCCTCTTTTCCTTTCTTTGTTGCTGCTCCACTTGCCGTCTTAACTTTTCAACTTTTTCAAGTTGTACTTTTGTCTCGTTCTTAACCTCAAGAATGTCTATATACAGCATGGCTCCAAGCGGAAGCAGGAGAGCTATCAATACGCAAGCAGCTATCCAGCCCACTATGTCTTGCTCCACCGATTGACGAACAGGAGCCACAGCCAAAGGTAGAGGAGGAATGTAGTAGTCGCCACTAGGTACGCTACTTTTAGCTGGAAGTTTCTTTCCTCTTCCTTGCGTTGCCATAACTCCTGCCTGTTCTTAGCTTCCTGTTTTAGCCTTGCCTGTGTCTGCTCTTCTCCAATCTTTTCTCGCATACTAAATACCTCAGAGTACAAAGCGCCCATTTCTGGTGGGCTTTGGTAAACCATGCACTCTCTGATTTGTACCACCAAGTTGTCCATCTCTTGCTGTGCCATCACTCTCTTAAGTGCTGACTCCATCAAATTTTGGTCAGGGTCGTAGATGTTTTTGCTCTTCTCTTCTTCTTCCCTGATGTGCGCTGCTAGTTGTTCTTGGAGCTTGAAAAATTCTGTTAGGTTTTTGACAATGTCAACTTTGACCTGAGTTTCGTCAACAGCAACATAATCTGACTTCTTAGACTTTGCGGCAATCTTTGCAGCCTCTGGCTTTGGCTTGCTACCAAAGAAACCAAGTAGCTGATTCCAAAACCCATGCACCTCTTTGCCAATGGCAATGACTTCATCAGCAGTCTGCTTAATCTCAACGAAAGACTCTTTAGCCTGCTTGTAAAGTTCACACCCAGCCTGGATGTTCTTAACCAGCCCTGCCGCCAATAAACAGATGCTGATTGGGTCCACATCACTTGTCTTGCTTGCTGTCTAGCTTGTCGAATATCTGCTTCAGAATTGCTTTGACCTCGGCAATGTCTGCTCTGTAATCATCTTTTGCGACATAGCTGTGAGGTAGGTCATTAACCTTGTCCTCTAGCTTTTGTATTGTGCGGGTCAAAGAATTGATCACATAGACTGCCAAGAAACCAGCAATACTAAAAACAATATTGAAGATTTGCTGGTTGTCCATTACCAAGGCACTCCTGTAGCAGTTGTTGGGTTCTTTTTAGCTTCAATCTGTGCAGCCAAAGAAGCCTCAATTACTTCCTCGCCTAGCTTGTCTTTTACCCACTCAATTACTTGAGCCTTGGTCAAAGATGCGTAGGGTGTCTCAGGGGTATCTGCGGAGAAGTTAATAGTTCCATAGATAGATGCAGAGAATTCACCATCTACTTTTGTGACGTTGTAATGGACTGTAGTTACAAAGTCGTCAGAGGTGTTGCGATCAAGTTGGTTGATTGTGTAAGTTGTGGTCATGATTTTTCCTTAGTTAAAGATTAGCCGCATCAAGACGAGCGGTAAGTTGGGTGATAAGTGCTTGCTGTTCTTGGATGGCGGCAGTTAGTGTGGCAACCAAGAAAGATGTATCAATGCCTTGAGGTTTGATGTTTCCTTCAGCGTCTACAGCATCTTTATTACCTACAACCGCATTAGGCACAACTTCAGCAAGTTCGTGAGCAATAAAGCCTTCACCATCAGAGCCATCTACATTCCATTTGTATGTGCAAGGCTTGAGTAAAGCTACTTTTGCTAATGCACCTACCATTGGTGTAATAGTGTTTTTTAGGCGGTAATCAGAAGATGTGACGTATGCGGTTGCAGAACCATCTGTTTGAATTGAGCCAACAACACCATTACCATTGGAGAATCTAAGCTGAGAAGTAGTTGTAGTTTGTGAGCCAGAGCTAAAATCACATGGCCCTGAGACTGGATTCCTTAACAAAACACCAGCAACAGATGATGATGGGCCTGATGTGCAATTCACCAGCAAGTTACCGCTGGAGTCGAGCGTCATATTGGCGGTTCCAGCCCCTTTTACAAACCAGTTGTAATTACCTGAGGCATCAACTCGATATGTTCCGTTATCAGCGCCAGATTTTGTGAAGAAAATACCTTGAGTAGATGAACCATCAATTATTAATCGTGTATCTGCGTTGCCGCCAATTTGAGCAATTCCGTTGCTTGCAATGCTACTTGTTAATCCAACCAATAATCGCCCACTAGCATCAAGCGTCATTGCTTGGGTGAAAGATATGGTGTTACCTGCTGTGCCTGAGGGGGCTGTGCGCCAAACATGAGCGCCAGCCGCTGCATAATATTGTGAGGCTGCGTAACTGCTATTGATGTATTTCCAAGTACTACCAGTGTTATCACTGTAAGCGTTGTCTTGTATCAAATATGCACCTGTAGACCCGCCAACAAATGAGGCAATACCTGCTTGCATTACTTTGTAACTGCCACTTCCCCAAGCACTAGGAGTAACACCCAAGCCAAAGTTACCAGCACTATCAAACCTTGCGGCCTCTACACCACCTTCAGAAAAAGCAATGGTGTCAGCGGCAGGGAAGAAAATACCTGTGTTGGTGTCGCCTGTAGCTGTAATTGTTGGCGCAGCCGCAGAGCCTGCTGCATGAGATGCAATACCTCCAACAGTCAAAACCTTACCAGCGCCTACATTCAAGCCAACTGATGTACCAGTGCCGTTTGCCGCAAAGACAGCGTCAATGGTATCTAAGTCGGTATTGACTTTAGTTCCCCAGGTATCTGTTGACGCGCCGACCTCTGGTTTGGTCAGTAAAAGATTGGTGGTGGTGGTATCTGCCATGCTGAAAACTCCTATGCGGCCTCTTGCCAAGTGACTGAATTGTCCCCCAAATCAGTCCAACTTTCTGATGTGTCTGCAACTGGTGACCAGCTTTCGGATGTGTTTGGAATAGCACCCCATCCAAAGCCAATCATGCTGCCAGCAGCGCCAATAGACTGAACCCCAATTATCCCTATGGATATGACATTTGATGCGCTGCCGACTGATCCTGTGCCGCCAACGCCAGTAATGGCTTGGAATGTAATAACCGCAGATGGCATTGTCTCTACAGCACCAGTCGCAGCATTGCCGGTAATTGCCTTAGTTCTTGTAATTCCAACAGTGCCAACAGCACCAGTAGATGAATTGCCGACTAAATCAATTGCAGCAGACTGAGTGACGCTGCCAACAGACAGGCTTGACGCATTGCCTGTAACCGCATTGGTTGATACCGCTAAGACCGATCCAACAGCACCAGTGGCTGCATTGCCTGTGATTGCAACAGATACAGTTAATCCAACAGTGCCGACATTACCTGTGGCAATGTTTCCATTTTCTTGGACTGATATATTTTCTAATAGGTCGCCAACAGCGCCAGTAGACGCATTGCCACTGATAACGACATTGCCTATGCCGTAGACGCCTAGACCATAGTAGCCTGTTCCATAAGCAGCCATGCCGCTGCCCCTTAATTAAGCCAGCCTGATCAGGCCAGTGCTTGCATCATTGGTCGGCATGGTCAAGGTGAATGTTCCAGCAGTCACAGTCTGACTACCAAATGTATGCACGCTGACTGCCTTGTTTGACTGAGTCGAGTTATAAATCAAGACCGCGTCAAAGGCTGTAGATAAGGTCACAGCAGAGTAGCTGATGCTGGCGCTGGGAGTCACAAAGGCTGTAGTGCCACTGGTGCTTGGTGCAGTGCCAAATGTCACTGTAACGCCGCCTGCGGTGTAGCCTGTGCCTGTCACCTCGTTTGTAGAGCTGTAGGCTGTGGTGGCCGCATTGACAGTGGCAGAGGCCAAGTACAAGGCAGCCTTAAAAGTGTCTGCTGTAGTAGCAGCGCGAACAACGCCAGTGCCAAAATTATGATGGCCGACAAGCAGCTCGCCTTTGAAACTTGTACACATTGCTTGCGTATTGGCCATGATTTATTCCTTAAATTTGTTGACTGATTCCATCAGCAAAGACGCTGCTCTTCAGCGCCATGTGGACAGATCGATGCACCAACTCACCATCTAGCCAATACTCTACCCAGCTCGTTGTCTCGGTATCGTTTTCTAATGAACCCTCACGCTTTTCTAGCAATGAATCGTCCATCTCGCCTTTGGTGGTGGTAACTATCATCCAAATGTCCTTGCTCTTGCCATAATCGCGCCGCCTGATGTAGAACCTCGATCATCTGCAATCTGCAATTGATCTAGTCCTGCTTGGTACAGCGATGACCATACAGGAATTCTCGCATCATCTTGTAGGTATGGCGCAGCCTGTAAGAGTGAGCCATACAAATAAACATCAGGCGCTTGAGTCAGCAGCCAGTTGGTGGTGTTTGCATTTGATAACTTAGCCAATTTTGCATAGTAGACCAGCTCGGCAGTGTATGCACCATCAGGAATTGGCAACAATCTGAATTGATTGCCTACCACACTGAAATACAGTGGCTTGCCTGATGACAGGTAAGTCGTATTCGACAGCGAATCCATTGCATCAATGGTTTGGAATGTCAGATTGGTAACTGGATTGGTATTCATCTTGATGGCTTTGACTTCCAAGAAGTCATCAGGCACAGTGCCGTATTCAGCAGCCGCCGCAAATGTTGCATTGGCACGCACAA